AGCAAACCTTTCTTTTTTATATCTACGAACAATATATTCAGGCGTATTGGCTCTAGTAGATAATATTGCGTACATTATACTTTTATACATAGCTTCTTCTGCAAATTTATGAACTTGCATTTCCCCGTCTGTGCCAAGGCTATCGCTTATATAATCTAGTACAATTGTTTTACCACTTAAGTTAGAGCTAAAGTTTATTTTACCTCTTAGCTCGTCAATGTAATAAGACCCGTTAACTTGAGCGTATTGTGGATCTAAACCATATCTTTCACCCATGTTAAAATCGTATATATCAGTATCATAACTATATACTTCGGGATTAATGTTTTCATTAGGTGTGTGCGATTTATAGTTGCTCCAAGTTGTAGAGTCTTCTTCGCTATATATAGTTCCATTAGGTGCTAAATCATAAGCTCCATCGTTTTTAGTTTTATATAGTTCAATATCTTTTACGCTAATAGATTTTATATTTGCGTTACCATCGCTTAATTGTATTGTTATCCACCCCTTTGTTGTTGTAGCTGTAGTTTCATCCCAAATAAAAGTACTTGTAGCCACGTCTGTCGTAGATATAGCTGTGTCTACGGTTTTATAAGAATCATTACCATCTGCATATATCATTATTTTTAAATCAGAACCTGTTAAAGAATTAGCACTTACGCTTGTTACGTTGTAAGTAAAGGTGTACTCTTCACCATCTTCAAAATTTACAGCTTGTTGAAACTTTGGACTAATAGCCGTACCTAAACCGTTAGAAGTTAATAATACACCGTCGGTATTAACACTCCAATTTATTTGCGTTCCATTAAATCCTGCGCTAGCATTACTATTAGCGCCGTCTACATTCCAAAATTGCCAATCACTAATACCGTTAGTAAAATCACCATTAGTTATTAAGTTAGAATAATAAGATCCGTCTGAATTTTGTAGTATTGGAACTGGATTTGATGTTTTACCTAAAGTAGGATATAAAGGATGTTTTATACCAGAACTATCTACATAAGAAATTTTAGAGTAGTTAACATAGTCTTGAGGAAGTGTCATAACTAGTGATGGTGGTAATTCTGTTTCTTGGGACTTTATTGATTTGAAAGTATCGAAACTTAATTCTGCTAAAGCTCTCATAGCGTGAAACTGTACGTCAGTTCTACTTGCTTTACCTATTATTTTTTCTTCTCCAATATAAGCTATCATAAATTGATTTATTATATCATCTAAAGAAGTAAACTGATAATTACCAAAGTTTGAAGAGTTATTATAATACTCGTTTTGTGTTTGATTTAATATTCCCATTTAGTTATTGTTTTTCTTGTTGAATATCTTTTGCTTCTTCTGCTGCGCCTAACTGATATAAACTAGCGTCTTTCATAGCTATACCAGCTAGCTTTAATATGTTTAAAACTAAGTTTGGTTCTTCAGAAGGATGTAGTTCGAAATTAGTACTTTCGGATTCGTTATACAATTCTCCAGAAGGCGTGTTATAACCATTCCACTGAGCAGAGCTTGGTATCTTGATATAATCTACAACTATATCTTCTATAGTATTAGGATTTATTATAACTAGAGATTCTTGTACATAATAAACTGGTCTTAATAAAGTTGGTTTTGTTAAAGGTGAGTTTCCAGCTGCTATAAATTTTTGATGCGTTAGTTTTTCTATAGTGGCGTTATTATCAGTATTACTAATTGTAGCTAATCTATAAAGATCTGTTGGTAAAACAAAAACACCGTTAACGTTTGTTAATGGTTCTGCTTTGTGAAATATTTCTATTTTTTCTTCAAGTATATCTATTGGATCAGCGTACATGGTTTTATTACCAGGCACTCTACCAAACTGTGCTCTATCATAAAAATATTGCTCAAATATATCCATTTGAGCTTGATTGGCAAATAAGTTAAACTCTTGAGGAGTTATATACCCTCTTTGTTCTTTATTAGCTAACGCTAAAACTCTTTGATATACTGTATCTATATTTACCATAGTTGTTTTTTATTTTTATAAGGGAAGACCTTATTTAATGTTTGTTTTCTTTTATTACAACCACAATCGTTTCCTGCTACTTTATGTACAAACTTCTTAATTCCAGTTGCGGTTGTTATTTTTTCTATTGTATCTCCTAGTCCTTTTGATTTCATATAATTATTGTAGTTTACGATCGCCCCGTAGGGCGACCGCTCTACAGTTTGATTAATTTAATCTTTTTTCTATATTTGCATATATTTCCATACCTTCATCAGTTTTAAACCAAGCGGCTAAAGCTGAGTACGGGTGTTCGTCAAATGGAACTGTACATAGTTTTCTATCGTTAGATCCCCAAGTAAAAGTTCTTTGATCAGAAGATAATTTTAATATCCCCATTTCTGTCGCTCTAATACCAAAGTTTCTAAGTACAACGTTCTCATCGTTAACTAATTCTAAGAACAATTGAGGGTTTTTCTTAGCGTAAACAAGTAAATCTCTTTTAAGTTCTTTAGAGCTCATCTTAGACACCTCAGATCCTTTTTCTACACGTAAGACAGCTTCTGCCATATCAACATCTAAAGATTGAGCAGCGTTTAATGCTTTTATTTCTATTTCTATATTTTCTACCTCGTCCACAGCTATCTTAATGTTGTCTTGCTCAAAATATCTTCTACCTTTATGCGGGTGATAAAGTGACAATAGTTTTTGTAAGACAGTTTTATTTTTAGGTACTAATAAAAACCCGTTTTGAAAAGTTATATGCTCTAATCTTTGATCTCCAACCATTTCATCTACGAAACATGTTCTTTGGTTAGATGTGTATTTCAATTCTCTTTCGTAACCTAATTCTTCGTCGAAATAATATATGTCCGTAGACTTTATAGTCGCTGTTAGTGGTTTTTTACCTTGGGCTAAATAATAAGTTCTATCTTTTATTTCCCAAGTGTCTTTTTTCTTTTTAGATAATGGTTTTTCTATAACCGTTGTTTCAACTTTTGGTTGTTCTACAACCTGTGGAGTTGTTTCCACTTCTGTGTTTTTTGTTTTTTTTGCCATAATATAATATATAATAAAATTAATAAAAATAAAAGGGAGTGGAGACTAGCCCCACTCTCTTTTAAAAATTGCTTAGTTTAATAACATAAAGTTATTTCCACCTTGAACTACTAAACATCTTTCAGATAAGTAGTTAATAGTCATTGCGTCTAAATCAGAAGTAGCAGCTCCAACTGAGTCAGTAACCCAAGTTTTAAGTTTTCTACTTTCTGTTTGAGAAGCTCTGTATCTAAGGTGTAAGAAAGGACGTTTCATGTTTTTACCTAACTGCTCGTCATAAACCGAAGAAGTACCAGCTGGTATAACAACACCTCTAACGTCATTGTAAGTTAAACCACCTCTTAAAGATCCATCGTTTAAGTATTTCCAGTCAGTTTTATAGAAATCGTAAGAACCTCTTCTAAAACCAGAAAAACCTAAGTTCAATGCCATATCTTCAGAATTGTTAAATACTCCGTAAGAAGTACCACCAGCTCCGTAAGAATTCATTGAAGCTAACATATCGTCCATTGCTAAAGCAGTTGCTCTATTAACAAACATCATGTTTTCTTCAATAGCACCTTGTTTGTCAAACTTTGCCAACATAGCGTCGAACTCAGCTAAATCGGTAGCAGCGTTAACACCAGTAATACCAGTAGAAGTGTGACCTCTATCAGTAATAGCAGCAAACAAACCTTCAGTACCAGAGTTACCATCACCTAGATCAGAACCACCAATAGCTCCAGAACCAGCAGCTATTTTACTTTCTAATAAAGCCATTTCACAGTAATCTCCAAAACGAGCCATAGTGTCACCATTAGCTTTTAAGTACCATAAGTAACCATTTTGACCTTCTTCACCAGAAACTTCAACCCAACCAATTTGAGAAGCGTCTGATCCAGAAACTCTGTAAGTATCCTTTAAGATAAGCATTTTTGATCTAAAAGACTTGAAAGACGGTTCAACTGATTGAAAATCGTTTGTTCCTCCACCAAGACCCATTCCATTAGTTCCTTTATTAAACTCAGAACCATAAACGAATAACGAAGCTGTGTTAGTACCTGAATCATCACTTGTTCCGAATCCTGAAACAGCGCCAACTGTAGCTGCTTCGTAAGGTAATAATGTCGCTGTAGTTTGGTCAGATGCGATAGCTGACACGTAACATGGTATAACCGTGTCAACGTTATCACTCAGAAGAACTGTTGCCCCTAAACGGATAGCGTGAGTTCCTGAAGATGCCACTGTAAATACACCTGCGTTTGTTACTGCACCATCGTAAGATAAATGTAATCTTCCTTGTTCAGACCAAACAACTGCGTCTGCTGAAGAAGCTTCCTCTGCTCCTACTTGTGCTAAGAATCCAGAAACGGTTCTTTTACCGTATCTTTCAACTTCTTTTTCCATTAAATCTGGTAAGTATTGTTGTTCCCAACCTGTACTACCGTCAATAAAATTTATGAAATTAGAAGGTGACGCCTGCATCGCTGGTGCAGGTACCACTCCTAAATTTCCTCCATCTGTAATTGCCATAATTTTGTAATTTTAAATTTGTTATTTATTTTTAATTTTGAATTTGAAATCATTAGAGTTATCACCAAGTACTTTAAACTTTAATCCACCGGTATTAATCTTACCACTATGTTGCTGTCGTGGATCCATATTAATATTTTTAGATTTAGCTACGCTATTTTTTAAAGCATCAGCTTTACCTTGTTCGTAAAAGTGACTAGCAATTTTATCAGCGTTCATAGCGGTAAACATTGACTTGTGATAACCTTTAGCATCTTCCATTTCGTTATTTTTGTTCAAGAACTTCTTGACAAAATTATTAATGTCGCTTTGACTACCTTTAACCGTGTCTGAGTCTTTAACGTTAAATCTAAACTTTTTGTCTCCAACGTTATATTCAAAACCTTTGAAATTTTTGTTGAACACTTGATTAGTTTTATTTAAAAACGTACGGTGTTGTTTTTCTGCTACTTCTTGCTGCTCTTTTGATTCCTTGTTGTATCTGTTGAAAAAATCAACTGCTTTCTGTTGCTCACCCGTGAGCTTAGAACCATATTTGATGTCTTCATAATATTTGGACTTTGCACCGTCCAGGTGTTGCCTTGCCTGAGCAACTTGCTCCTTCATGGCTAATTTTTTTCTTTTAACATCTCTATCCTCGTCTATATCTTCATCGTAAGAAAAATAGTCTTCCATCATAAAGTCTATTTCTTCGTTGTTTAGATGAGGCTTTGTTTGCTTGTAATATTCTTTAAGTAAAGTATGATTATCTAATTCAGAATAATCTTGATTTAACTTAACGTAATCTTGTAAATCACCTCCTGTTTCTTCCATAAACTGCATTAGTTTTTGAATATTCTCAGGAAGTTCTTTTCCAGTTGCTTCTGCCTCAGCGACAGCTTCTTCAACTTGCTCTGTTAACTCTTCAACCTCTTCTTGAACTTCTTCAGTAATTTCTTCAACTACTGGCGTTTCAACTTCTGCTTCTGGTTGTTCTTCTTCAATTACTTCTTCAACTACTTCTTCTACAGGCGCTTCTTGCGTTACTTCTTCTGTAGATTTTTCTTCTGTAGGTAACTTACTTAAATCTACCTTGATAACACTGTCGTCTCCAGCAGATTCAAATTTACTTTCATCAACTGTTTCAACAGTTTCTTGTGTAGTTTCTTCAACTACGTTTTCTTCTTTTTCTTCCATAATATAATATAATAATAATTAATAAATTTTACTGCGGTCCGAACGTAGACATATCAGTAACATCTCTACCACCTAGTATATCATTACCTGATGATTCAAACTTTTTAGCTGGTTGATTGCTTTTTCTTTGTTCTATTAATTCGGACTGTTGACTAGCTTGTATTCTAGTTCTTTCATCTTTACGATCTTCTTTTTCTTTTTCTTTTCCTTTAGCGCTCTGCACTTCCATGTTTTTTAGCGCTATGTTATACTCAAACTCTAAAGCCATCAACTGTTGTTTAGCTTGTACTTCTTGTTGCATTTTTTGTAATTCGAGTTGTGCTTTTAATTGTTCTAATTGAGCATCTGATTGAGATAACGCTTGCTGTTTTTGAACTTCTAATTGTGCCGCTGCTTGCTGCGTTTGCATATTAGTCTGCGCTTGCATCTGCATGTTTTGTTGAGCAACCATTTGATCTTGTTCTGATTTTTTCTTTCTACGTAACTTTAAAACTTGATTAGCTAATTTAACGTTGTTTATCTGTCTAACATCTATAGCGTCTTCAAGATTAATGCTTTGTTGTTGCAAAGACATTTGTATGTTGTTCTCAAGCATAGCTTTTTCTTCTTCATCTGGAGCTAGCTCTAAGAATATTCCAAAATCATATAAATGTAACTCAGACATTTCTTCTAACGTAGCAACGTTATGCACTCCAATAGCTTGTATAAAAGCATCTTTAGTTGGAGAGTACTCTATAATATCAGATATTCTGAGCGATAAACACTCAGCTGTTTCTGCTGTTAAAAATAACCCCGCATTTAATATATGTCTAGTTGCTGTGTTAGAGTTTGCTGCTGCTAGTTTTTGTATACCAACCAAAGCCTTAGCATCTGGCGTAGAACCGTCTCTAGCTTCGTTTAATCCAGTTACGTCTCTAATCATTTGTAGATAATAATTATAATTACCTATAAGTGCTTGCATTTTATTTCCTCCGCTACCAGATGTTATTTCTTGAATAGGTACTTTACCTGGATTCATATCTCCATCTGAAGTAAAAGACCTACCTATAACACTACCAGTTTGGAAGAACATATTCAACGCTTCTTGCGGGCTATAATTAGTTCCGTTACCTAAATCAACTTCAGCTAAACCATCAGCATCTAGGTAAACTCCATCTGGAACCATACGTGACATTACTTGCTGTAGCTTTAAATGTGTTAGTTGAATCATATCAGCAAATCCAGTAATTCTACCAACTAAAGAGTCAATCTTCCCTTTATACATTCTAGGCGCAACTATACTGTAGTTCATTTTAACCTTAGTAAAATCACTTTTAGGACGCATCATGTTTTTAGCCATCTCCCATTTAAGTAATTTACCAGTACCAAGAACCATGGCTCCCTCATATAAACATTCTATAGCTCTGTGTAATCTTTCATATCCACCTTCTTTATCTGCTGGTGGATTAAACGTGTCTTCTTTTTCAATAGCTTTTAAAGCTCCAGTTCCAGTTTCTTTCATTTTATAAACCTCGTTCATATAACTCTTGAAGTTAAAATATAATATTTGAACTTGGTTGTTGTCTATATCTCTATATTTTCCGCCACCTTGTTGGTAATCGTTAGTATTTACAGATCTTGTTTGTATTATTTCTTCTAAATCACTTGGTGTTAGATGTGGGAATTGTTTAGCTAGCTCGTTTATAGGTATAGTTTTAACTTCACCAACGTAGTAAACGTCATCAAAATATGGTGATTCAGTATACGAGTAAACTAAGTCTGCTGGATCAACATAATCTATAATAACACCTTCTGAAGTATTAAATCCAGTTTTTACAGCTCCAATACCTAACACAGTTAAATCTCTATAAAATCTCTTTTTAATTAGCTCGTAATTATTTCCATCCATTAAAACGTTTATAGCTTGTTCTTCCGCTATTTCTACAGATTGCTTATAAGTTAACTGCATGTGAAGATCTAACTCTTCTTGTGACTCTGGTAACGTTTCTGGATCGTTCTCGTATAAGTTAACGCCAAAAGCTTCTTGTGCGAAATCATTCAGTTCTTGAGTTTGCATATCTCCAAGTATAGATTCCATATACTCAGTTCTTTTAGCTACTCCATAAGGATCTTGTGAGTAAGCTTTTATATCGTACATTCTCTCTGCAATACCGTTTACAACAATATCAACAAACTTAGGTATAATAGGAACTGGTGTCCAGTCTAAGTTTAAGTAGCTTAAGTCACCGTTTATAGATAACTCATCTTTATATTTTTGAATTGATTGATTTCCACTAGCGTATAATCTTAAGTTGTGAAAATTGTTTTGATTAGTAGCGTATCTATTGTGACCGCGGTCTTTATTGAACCACTCAGATTCAATAGCTTTAGCTACTTTTAACCCGTAGTCATAACTTAGCTTTTCAGCGTCGCTTACAACTTGACTAGGAAAATAATTATTTATAACAGACTCTGCCATATTTTACTTTATTATTTTTGATGCGTTTCCAGTATTAGTATACCTCGCAATATTTATATTTAACTTTTGTTTCTCTATTTTAGCGTTTGGAGCGTATAAGTGTCTGTTGCAAGCCATAATAGCTAATCCAGAACTTATAGACGCGTCAAACTTTGTTCTTTTGTTTATGTCAAACCTACTCCAATCATTTAGTGTTTCGTTAAAATATATGTTTCCATAATTCCCATCACCTAAGTGACCAACGTGATTCTGTATGTACATTTCAATAGCAGCCGCATGAGCTTGCTTTATATCTTCGCTTGAGTTGGGTATACCACCTATTTCTTTTTCTGTCACAGATAATTTGTTCCAAGTTTTATCTGGTCTATTCATGCTGTATCCTCTGTAACCTCTTCTTCTTAAATAGTACAACAACCTCGGTTTGTTATTCTCACAAAGCAATGGCATACCATAAAACACCAAGGCCATTAAAACATCCTCAAAAAATATATCCGCGGTTGGTGGTCTTGACACATACTCCAAAAACATGTGGTTTGGAGGAGCGTCTTCCATGCTAAACTTAGTTAATCCGTGTAAAGCTCCATTAGATCCTTTGCCGTCAACTGTTCCTGATATATCGTAACTATCACAACCAAAGGCGCCCATATGCTCGTTAGCTGGGTATTTAATACCGTTTTTAACTATTATTCTGTTTTGCAAGTGACTTGGTGGTACCCAACTTATTTTAAATCTACCTTTTGGATCTGGATAAAATATAACTTGAGTGTCTTTAATTCCGTTAACCCACTGAAAGTTTCCAACTGATAACGCTGCTGAGTTACCTATACCTTCGTTGTAATCTATTTGTTCGTATATTTTTACTAAATTAAATATACTGTTTTTAGCCTCGTCTCTAAACGCGTGCTCTGTAGTTCTTGGGAACTGACGGTAAAATTCATTTAAACCATCTTGATCAGATTTTAATCCTTCTGCTTCGTTTTCCCAATGTTCTATTATACCTACGTCTATTAATTCGCCATCTGGTCCGAATACATCATGATCTGGATTATCGAAGACTGGATGTCCGTATTCATCAATAAATCCTTCGTAGTTCCACTCCATTGGGATAAAAAGAGAATATAAACCAGATTTTGTTTGTCCATTACGATTTCGTGAGGTAACGTCTGAAGCATTGTATAGTTTTTTAAAGTTATCTCCTCCTTTGTCAAGGGCGTTAGAAGTTGAGCCCATCATACACTTTCCTACTATTCTACTACCTAATCTTAAACAAGTTTTTGTAACTCTCCAGTTGTTTAATATATTGTCTGGTCTTTCCCACTTACCACTTTCGTCATGAACTAACAACGCTAGTTTTTCCCCATCATAACTATTATCTCCTGTGTTCTTCCAGTCTATCGTTGTGTCTAATCCTTTAATATCTTCGAGTTGTTCGTTCGCTGTAATCTTCTTTCTCGTAAACTTACTAGCGGGAACACGATAAGCAAGCTCGGATTTTGGACGATCCATTCCATCTTGTATAGGTTTAAAAAAGAAAGGATAGTTAATCGATATAGGAACAACTTTGTCTGTAAACATTTTTTTAGCATCCGCACCTGATTTTGATAGTATACCATATCTACTATCACTTGATATAGTGGCTAAATTAACTGTTTCTGCTGACGACATAAAAGAAAACCCAGATCTACGGTTCTTAAGATAACACATACCGTAACATCTTTTATCTGCCTTGCAAGCTTCCCAGAATATATAAAACAATCTATTTGCTTCTCTATAGTCTGGGGCTCCAACATCAATCTTACTCCATTGTAAATACATATAGTGCGTACCAGTTATCCAGGTTGGTTTACCATTATTCATAAACCAGAAACCCTCCTCTCGTCGTTTAAATTCTTCGTCTATGTAATCGTACCATTTTTCTTTGTTGTTTTCCGGATAACTCCTCCAATCGAATATGTTCTTAATCCTTTCGAGCTCTTTAGGATACTCCTGTTGAACCCATTTATTCTTTGGATGCTTATATACTTCTTTGGGTGGTTTCGGTAGCGCTATAATTAAATTTTGTATTTCTATAATCTCACCGATAACTCCATTGTGAGACAATACTATTAAATCGTGTTCCTTGTTGTAGCCGTACTTCCACTTCTTACCTCTGTTCATTCTGGTAACAGTGGTTCTTTTTATTGGCTCAACTATGTTAACTAAACTTTGCTTGTACATTACTTAGATCTACCTTCTGCGAATCCTTTAAAGACTTTTTTCTCTGCCTCTTTAGGTGTTTTGCCCTCAAGCAAGTTTTCTTCTTCTTGGATTCTTGTAAGTATTTCAAATGCGTCAAATATAGCTAGTTTTTTAGTAGCTGCGGCATTTTTTAATCTATCAGCTGATATATCGTCATCTGAATCTACAATAGGTTCTTTTGCGACTTTAATCAGCTCCTCAACTGCTTTCTGCCCAGCTTGGATTATACTCTTCTTCGTTTCCTTCGTATTCATATTTAATTGTAATAAATTGTGTCATAACTCTATATAGTCTCTTTCCATCAACTACAAACTCGTAAGTTGAAAAAGGTGTGAATCCTACTAGATCTCCTTTTTCGTAAGAACCATCAGTATGTTTAACAATACCAATACACGACTCTTCTTGATCTACTCCTAAGTGTTTTCTTTCCTTGATAGGTTGTATCC